GAACCACAAGAGTTTCTAAAGCTGCTGCTCAAGAAGCTCTTATTGCTGCTTTGGGCGATGCAGGTCAGTCTGTTGACGAAGAGATTATCTCTAAGTTGACTGGTAAAGCCGCACAATACTTTACTTCAATTATTACAACAATAAACGAAGCGTAAAACTTTACCCTGCTAGATTCGTCTAGCGGGGTATTTTTGTATCTGTAGAAATCACCTTGACGTAAGTAGGTTCACAATAAAGATTGCTGAAATACTACCAAGGAGCTATAGTGAAAAAGCAAGAACTAGCACAATTAGTGCACAACTATGGAGACGCTGTAATTACTTACCGCAGCGAACATTCCAAAAAACTAAAGTACAATGTTTGTACGTTAGACTTCTCTACTCCCTATATTCAAAAGAAGAAGAATAGGGCGAAAGAAACAGAGGATACACTTCTTTTCTTTTGTTGGGATACTGACTCATATCGTTTACTCAGACCCGCAAATGTGTCTAGTGTAGTACCTCTATCTTCTATTTTAAAAAATGAGAGGGTATAATGGAACTTCATCAAGCGCCCGAAGCTTACTCTCGTGTTATTCACTATGATCAAGTAAAAGAAATCCAGGTAAGACTTACTATTAACACCTTCAGGGGTGTTGAGTATATACATCTTAGAAAGTATTACATGGACTTTACTGAAGAATGGAAACCTACACCGGAAGGAGTAGCAATGCCTCTAGACCTTAGTAACTCAAAAGAGTTGTTTATAGGTTTAACAGAGATACTTTCCTTAGCAGAGTCTAAGGAGTTAATAAAAGAACATTTTTCAGATTTAATAGAGGATCTGTATAAATAGTTCTTGACAATCTTCCTAAAGTTCCGTATAATATCTTTTCAAATTTAGGAAAAGTATATGCAAGAGTTTTTAGACAAGATGAGCGAGTTGTACTATGAAGGCACACCTGCCATCTCTGATGCAGAGTTTGACCTCCTAGCGGAGAAACACAACTACAACCAAGTGGGTTACATTGTTACGGACGCGATTTCGCACGTGTACCAGATGTACTCCTTGCAAAAGTGTTTTGATATTACTAAAGCTCCTCTTGACGTAAACTCTTGTGTAGTTACTCCTAAATTAGATGGAGCAGCCGTCTCTTTGCTATATGTAGATGGCAACCTTGAACTCGCCCTCACTCGTGGGGATGGTATTCAAGGTAGAGACATAACTGATAAAATGCGTATGCTAGTCCCTACGGAGATTAGACGTACTGACTTGATTCAGATAACAGGGGAAGTTGTTGCCCCTAGTAGTGTACCAAATGCGCGTAACTATGCCGCAGGCTCACTAGGTCTTAAAAGCCTAGACGAGTTTGCTACTCGCCCTTTACGGTTTGTAGCCTATGATGCGAGTCCTCGGCAAGCCTCTTCTTACGAAGGGACTATGACTATCATGAAAATGATGGGTCTACGAGTAGTTACAGAATTCGATTGTTCCGACTATCCAACGGATGGGTTGGTCTACAGGTTGCAAGACTCAGTTGAATTTGAACGCTTGGGGTATACATCTAAACACCCCCGAGGTGCCTTTGCTCTGAAAGAACAGGCAGAGGGGGTGGAGACAACTCTTATTGATGTAGTGTGGCAGCTTGGTAAAAGTGGTGTTGTCAGTCCAGTAGCGATCCTAGATCCTATTGAAATTGGCGGAGCCACAGTTTCCAGAGCTACCCTACACAATATTGAGTACATACGCGACCTAAACCTAGAGATAGGATGTCGAGTATCTGTCATAAGGTCGGGGGAGATAATTCCTCGCATCATTGGACGTGTTGAAAAATAGTTCTTGACAGAAACCTTAAATATGCGTATAATACTTATTCAATTTCAGAGGAATACAAATGACTAAAATCGAAGCTCCAACAAACTGCCCTAGCTGCAGTTCGGTGTTAGAAGACGTCAACTATCTTCTGTATTGTAGAAATCCGCATTGCGGAGAAAAAGTTCTCAAACTTATCGAACACTTTGCCAAGACTCTGAAGATTAAAGGTCTCGGACCTGCAACAGTAGCCAGACTAGATATTGTCTCCCTAGAGGAACTTTATTCTTTGACTTGTGACGAAATTGCAGACCAGATCGGATCTGAAGTACTCGCGGTAAAGTTAGTAGATGAATTGAACCGCTCTAAAACTGCACCACTAAATGTATTATTACCCGCCTTCAGCATACCGCTGATAGGTAAATCAGCCTCGGAAAAGCTTTCCAAAGTCTGCATTGACATTGAAGAAATAGACTACGAATTGTGCCGACAGGCAGGACTAGGGGATAAGGCAGCGACTAACCTTTGTAAGTGGATAGACGAAGACTTTTATCAAGTATCGTTGTTACCGTTTAGTTTTAAGTTTGAAAGATATACACAACCAACCACAACCCACGGCACTGTTTGTATTAGTGGTAAACTTACCAGTTATAAAACGAAAGCCGAGGCTCATAACAAACTTCAAGAGCTTGGTTATGTGGTCAAAACAAGTTTGACAAAAGATGTCACAATTTTGGTAAACGAAAGCGGAGTAGAGTCCGCTAAAACTAAGAAAGCCAGAAATGCTGGCGTTCAAATCATAACTAACCTTTTAGAATTTATTGGAGAATATAATAATGGCACTACCTAAGTGGACTGACGAGCGTACAGACGCTCTTACTAACTTTGTAGGTGATGAATCACCTGTATCTCAAGCAACTGTTGCAGAAGCAGCAGGTGAACTTGAAACCTCTACCCGTTCTATCTCTAGCAAGCTGCGAAAGATGGGTCACGAAGTAGAACTGGCTTCTGCCAGCGCAACTCGAGCGTTTAGCGATGCTCAAGAAGCAACTCTCTCTGCTTTTGTTTCTGACAACAGCGGCGAGTACACTTATGCTGAAATCGCAGGTCATTTCGAAGATGGCGCTTTTTCACCTAAGTCAATCCAAGGCAAAATCTTGTCTATGGAACTAACAGGACACGTTAAGCCTGCTCCTAAAGTTGAAGCTGTACGCACGTATAGCCCAGCCGAAGAAGTCACCTTTGTATCTATGGTACAAGACGGTGCTTTCGTAGAAGCAATCGCGGCTGAACTAGACCGTTCTGTAAACTCTGTTCGTGGTAAAGCTCTTAGCTTGCTTCGCTCTGGAGAGATTGATGCAATTCCTCGTCAAGAGACTACCAAAGGCGCTTCTAAAGAAGATCCATTGGCTGAGTTGACTGACATCGGTAGCATGGGCGTTGAAGATATCGCTGAAGCGATTGGCAAAACTGCTCGTGGCGTCAAGACTATGCTAACTCGTCGTGGCCTTTCAGCCGCTGACTATGATGGCGCAGCTAAGAAAGAAAAAGCATCTGCTTAATCTGTCTTAGTTTTTAAAGGCAGGCTCTACGGGGTCTGCCTATATCTTTAATTTCGGGGGAAATTTTTTTGAACATCGCAAGTGCGTTGATAAAGCAAGTGCTCGCGCTCCAAGACTTTCAGACTTGGAGTGTCACGCATAGGCATTATTTGCCGAGTGAGTATCATAGCCTGTATAAGGTTATCGATAAGCACTGTGAAGATTTTCATAAAATGCCCACGATTGAAGATTTAAAGTTTGAGATTCGGGACTCAGGTACTCGCGAGAAGCTATATGCTATCGAATCAGTAGAGGTGGATGCAGATCCGCACATGCTGTTAGAGTACCTGAAGAACGAATATACTCAAAAAGAAATTCTGGATTCGCTAGAAGATTATGTAGAGAACTCTGTTGCATTCGAGAATGCTCAGGAATCTGTAAATCATCTTCACCAAATCGTACTCGATGTCGAAGACAAGGTTGATTTGGAAGACCCGCAGGAAAGTATGCAACGTATTGAACTGTTCGAACCAGAAGAAGATTTAGCTAAGTACATGAAACTCGGACTCAATGAAGAGTATGATTACGAAATACAGTTCTCCCCCCGAGATCTTGTTATGGTTGGTGGTCGCCGAGGTGCTGGTAAATCTGTTATCTGTGCAAACATTGCGAACGCAGTGTACGCCAGTGGTAAGTCGGCTATGTATTTCACTATTGAAATGGATAGTCGTTCTATCTTACAAAGATGCTGTGCCATCGCTACTGAAGTTCCCTTTGCTCGTTTGCGTACTCAAAACTTGAGTATTACCGAGTGGGAGAAAGTAGCAACTTGGTGGGCAGCTCGTTATGTTGATGGGCAAGACCGCTTGAAGGATTATAATACACATCGTGACTTTAATAAGTTGCACACATCACTAAAGACACAGCATGAGCTTCTCCCGACTCAACAGCTGGACGTAGTGTATGACCCTGCACTTACTTTATCCAAGATTCGCGCAGAGCTTGACAAAAAAGTTAAGCCCTTGAATGTTGGTGTCATTATCGTAGACTATATTAATCAGGTAAAGCGGTCGAGTCTCCCTTCTCGTGGAGGGCAGTATGACTGGACAGAACAGATTGAAGTAAGTAAAGCACTGAAATCTATGGCACAAGAGTATGATTGTACAGTATTTTCACCTTATCAGACAGATGCAAGTGGTGAAGCTAGATTCGCTAAAGGTATTCTTGATGCGGCAGATGCTGCATATTCACTAGAAACCTGGGATCACGAAGATGCGTGTATTACGCTGAACTGTGTAAAGATGCGATCAGCCTCCATGAAGTCGTTTACTTCACAAGTAGACTGGGATAGCTTAAAAATTGGCCCTGAGTCTGCACTTACTCCTAAAGAAAAAGAAGATTCTTCGCACAAAACCGGCGAAGAAATTAATGATCTTTAAAAATATTTCTTGACATCTTACCTTCTTTTGCGTATAATATACGGATACTTTAAAGGGGAAAAGCATATGGCAATTACATTTGGCAGTTTACGACATACCACTTCTGGTAGGAAGCGTAAGCCCTTGCCCAAAGCAAAACAGTATACACCTGAATTCAAAGAGCTAGAGACAAGGACTTCTTATAGACGAGAGACTCCTTATTACCCTTCTGCAAAAGCAAAGAGTACTTATATTTCTGCTCCAGACAACTCTTACAAAATAGAAGAGTCTAAAAATTTTACGATTGCTCCTGCATATAACAAAGGTGCATATCAAGTTATAAACAATACAGATATTAAGGACATTGGTCGGTGACAGTAGAAGAACTATTAACTTCTAAACAAATATATTTTATACCCAAAGGAGGGGACTGCTTAGTTAGCTGTCTTAACCCTGAGCACCCTGACCGTAATCCTAGTATGCGTATTGATCGTATAACAGGAATATTTCAATGTTTCTCTTGTGGTTTTAAGGGAAGCATTTTCAGTCATTTCGGGGAAAAGGCAAACCACTTACAAGTAAGACGAGAACTACTCAAAAAGAATATTAGAGAAAAAAGGTCTGAAAGTGTCGGGTTGTCTTTTCCCCGAAATCTATCTAGTTATTCAGGTAACTGGAGAGATATTAAACCCGAAACGTATAAAAGATTTGAAGCGTTTCAACACCCTGACTCTGATTATATAGGAAGAATTAACTTTCCTATAAGAGATATATCAGGTCGTATCGTAGCCTTCAACGGTCGTCACACAACTGGAGGAACGCCTAAGTACATGATCTCGCCTGCGGGTGCGAAGATGCCTCTGTTCCCTATAGTAGATCCGATACAAGGTTCTGTTATATTAGTAGAAGGTATATTTGATATGATAAATCTTCATGACAAAGGCTTAACTAATGCTATGTGTTGTTTTGGTACAAAGAACATCAATGAAGATAAGCTAGGAATGCTTTCCATACAAGGTGTGGAAGAAGTAGTAGTTTTCTTCGATGGAGACGATGCCGGACAAAACGCTGCAAAGATAGTAAAAGAAATGATTGAGCGAGTAGGCTTAACATCAAGAAACGTAGCGTTAAAGGGCACAGATCCTGGAGCGTTACCCATAAAATCAGTACAAACACTAAAGAGTAAATTATATGCCTAAAGTTGCATTAGTAGAAACTAAACCAAGTAGAACAAATTTTAAGAAAGAATTTGATGATGAGTTCGAGTTCGAGCAATTTCAGCTCTGCTCCGACCCAAATATTAAAAAAGTATTAAAGCGAGACTGTGACATTGATATGAATCCAGACGAATACGATTGGATAATTCTTGTCGGCAGTGATGCGCTCAAATACTACACACCGATTAATTCGGTAACAGAATACTCTGGCAAGAAAGTAGAGGAAAAGTTCTTGCCTATAATTAACCCTGCCATGTTAGCGTTTAAGCCGGAAGCACAACGCACATGGGACGACTCTAAGCAAAGTATACTAGAGTACATTACTGGTGATAAACAAGACACAGTAATTACAGAGTATAACGCTTGGGGCATACAAGATACAGAGGAAGCAAATGATTTTATTCGCGCTGCTATTTCTGCCCCTTTGCCTTATATTGCTCTTGACTCGGAAACAACCGGACTATATCCACGTGATGGGCACATGCTTGGTATTAGTCTTAGTTATGAGGCTGATCGCGGAGCTTATATAGACACAGAATGTTTCGATGAAGAGACAGAGGCATTATTACAGCAGTTATTTAACGAAAAAACAGTGATCTTTCATAACGCTAAGTTTGATATGGCATTCTTTGAGTATCATTTCAACTTTAAGTTTCCAAAGTTTGAAGATACTATGTTACTGCACTATTTGATTGATGAGAACCCCGGTACTCATGGTCTAAAGCAGTTATCTATGAAGTACACAAAGTACGGAGACTATGAGAAACCTATGTACGATTGGATAGATAACTATCGTAAACAGCATGGTATTCTTAAAGGTGATTTTAACTGGGGGGATATTCCCTTTGACATTATGAAGTTATATGCGGGCATGGACGCTGTGTGTACGTTTCTTCTTTACGAGAAGTTTGTAAAGATTAAGCAGAACAAACGTTTAGCTAAGGTATACGATAACATATTAATTCCCGGATGTAGGTTTTTAACCGACGTTCAAGACAATGGTGTACCTTTCGATAAACTGCGTTTAGTGAAGTCTCAATCTCTCATGCAAGAGCAGATAGATGAAGCCGTAGCGGAGATGTATAAAGACCCTGCCATTCGTAAATTTGAAGAAATAAATGGAAAAGACTTTAATCCTAATTCTACTGTGCAACTTCGTAGTTTGTTGTTTGACTTCGTTGGCCTCAATCCAACTGGTAAAAAAACTGGCACTGGTGCACATAGCACAGACGCGGAAGTTCTTGGAGAACTTACAAAACAATCGCATATCCCAGAACTTATTCTCCAAATCAGACAGAAGTCCAAGATTAAAAATACTTATCTGGACAAGATCTTACCGCAGTTGGATCGCGATAGTAGATTGCGTACAGGTTTCAACCTCCACAGTACTACTAGCGGCAGGCTTAGCTCTTCTGGTAAACTCAATATGCAACAACTTCCTAGGGATAACCCTATTGTAAAAGGTTGTATTAAAGCAGCACCAGGACATAAGATTGTTGCAATGGACTTGACAACTGCCGAAGTGTATGTTGCAGCAGTACTTGCAAAAGACAAAGCACTCATGGACGTATTTCGTTCTGGAGGTAACTTTCACTCTGCAATTGCACACAAAGTATTTAAACTACCTTGTGAAGTTGGAGAAGTAGCGGAACTATATAAGATGCAAAGACAGGCTGCTAAGGCTGTAACCTTTGGCATTATGTATGGAGCTGGTGCGAATAAGATTAGTGAGCAAGTCACAAAAGACTCAGGAACCTATTTCAGTAGACAAGAAGCACAAGAGGTTATTGACGATTACTTTAGAGAATTCCACAAGTTAAAAGAGTGGATTGAAGATAACCAAAAATACATCCAACAGAATGGATTTATTTACAGCTACTTCGGTAGAAAAAGGAGATTACCAAATGTCGCATCGACAGACAAAGGCATCCAGAGCCATAGCGTTAGGTCTGGTCTTAACTTTTTGGTGCAGTCTGCTGCTTCTGATATTAATTTATTAGGTGCTATAGATATGAATGCTTGGATTAAAGCTAACAATAAGAAGGCACGTATCTTCGCACTAGTACATGACTCGATTTTGGCTGAAGTGCCAGACGAGGAGGAAGAGGAGTACATGAAAAAACTCGCATCTTTCGTACAGATGGACAGAGGGGTCTCCATTCCGGGAGTCCCTGTAGGCTGTGACTTTGAGATTATCCACGAAGATTACTCTGGTGGTAAGTTCGAGAAGATGTATGGTGATAGGATTTAGACAAATACCTAGTATAACCTTTCCAGTTTTTTTGTTGCCTTCGGGAAACTGGGAAGAATACGATGGTCTACTATTTCTAGACAATAATGTGCTAGACGATAGAAACCAGACAGGCGAAACATTGGGCGCAAGACGAATGCAGACTCCTCATAGGAATCTGCATTTTCTTAAACATATGGTATCACACCCCAACGGGTTAATAAAACAAAGAACAAAGTATTTTATAGATAACAGTGGTAAACCTTTTATATATGAGAAGACTACTATGTTACCTTTAAAGTATTTAAAAATTAGTAAAGTAGAATTGAAAGACTCTGCTACACTAATTAGAGTGAAGGGGTTTAATGCTCCTTTTACTGTGCCACGCCCTCCCGAAGTAGGTTATACATGGGCAGGGATTTTGCATATCAGGGGTCTCCCTTGGATGCTGTATGAGTATTCGGAAACGAAACTCAAAGACACTAGAAGAAAAGTATAAATATGGCTAAAAAGAGAAAGACTCTTGCAGGAGTAAACTTTGAACTGCGAGAGATAGAACCTTTAACACGTAACCAACTTAAAGCATTTGAAACAACAGACCACTTAGTACTGCATGGACTTGCAGGAACCGGAAAAACATTCATATCGTCTTACTTAGCATTTGATGATATGGCAAAAGGAGATTTTCAAAAGCTAATAATTATTCGAAGTGCAGTACCTACAAGAGACATTGGTTTTTTGCCCGGTACAGAAAAAGAAAAGTCCTCAGTATATGAAGAACCTTATAAAGATATCTCTAATGATCTGTTTAGTAGAGGCGATGCCTACGAAATACTTAAACAGAAAAACATAGTAGAGTTTATGACTACTTCATTTATACGAGGGATAACCCTTAGAGACGCAGTTATTCTTATTGATGAGTGTCAGAATATGTCGTTCCATGAGCTAGACTCAATTATTACTCGAATCGGTGAGAACTGTAGAGTAATTTTTTGTGGAGACTTTAGACAAGCAGATTTAAGATCTAACGGCTTAAAGGACTTTTTCAGGGTTCTTGAACGTATGCATGCTTTTACGTTTATAGAGTTCGAAGTAGAAGACATTGTACGATCAGATTTTGTTAAACAATACATTATTTCAAAGAGTTCACTAAATTTATGAAAGCAGTTATAAGTCACAGGATATATATGGACTGTAGTGATGAACTACAAGAGCGAATCGATAGAGAGCTTACATATACTATTCCCTCACATAACCCACTCGACCCTCCGCAAGTTATTAAAAACATGGGGATTATTCGTAATGGGCTAGTAACTCTACCTATAGGGCGTACTGATTTAATACCAGAGCACTACGAGGTGATTGACAATAGAGTGAGTAAACCTGTGACTTTCCCTGAGTTTAAATTTGAACTACGCCCTAGTCAGCAAGCTGTCTACGATCAGATTGAAGATAATTCAATCATAAACGCATGGGTAAGTTGGGGCAAGACTTTTACAGGTTTAGCTATTGCAGGTAAACTTGGACAAAAGACACTTGTTGTTACCCATACTGTAGCATTGCGTAATCAATGGGCTAAAGAAGTAGAAAAGGTCTATGGTATTAAGCCAGGTATCATAGGGAGTGGTCGTTTTGAACTTGATGCTCCTATTGTTATTGGTAATACTCAGACTCTGTATCGTAACATTCCTAAGATAAGAAAAGAGTTTGGCACTATTATACTAGATGAGATGCATCATGTTAGTAGTCCTACTTTCAGTAAGATTTTAGATACAAACTACTGTAGATATAAAATAGGTCTGTCTGGGACTGTAGAAAGAAAAGATGGTAAACACGTTGTGTTTCGAGATTACTTTGGTAATACTCTATTTAAGCCGCCTAAAGAAAACTACATGACCCCTTCTGTGATTGTTGTTCCGTCTGAGATTCGTTTCATGGATGGTGCTAGAATACCTTGGGCTAACAGAGTAACAAAACTAGCCAACACAGAGGAATACAGACATACAGTATCAATGCTAGCGGCAGCCTACGCTGCAAAGGGGCATAAAGTCTTAGTTGTAAGTGATAGAGTAGCCTTTCTAAAAGCCTGCGCTGAGCTTACAGGAGATAAGGCAATTTGCGTAACTGGTGAAGTTCCGCATGAAGAAAGAGAAGCGCTTGTAGATAAAATTCTCTACGGGGACGCACAAGTTCTTTACGGAACGCAGGCAATTTTCTCAGAAGGAATCTCTGTTGACAATCTAAGCTGTCTGATACTAGGCACTCCTGTTAACAATGAACCCCTACTCACACAGCTTGTAGGTCGTGTGATTCGGAAAAAGGAAGGTAAAATAAGTCCAATTGTGGTAGATATACACCTGAAAGGAAATACGGCTCGAAAACAAGCCTCAAATCGTATCGGGTTCTATATGAAGCAGGGTTGGAACATTAAACACCTTTAGAAAAATAATTCTTGACAACTTGGTAAAAACAAAGTATAATATATGCTCTTATTTGATTGGAAAAAGGTTTTTGATACGGCAGAGGGCAATATTGCTACCTGCAACTTGATAATGGAAATGTTAATAAAACAACAGGTTCCTCAAAACAAGTACGACCCTATCTATAGATACTCACAGAAAAAGTTCAAGGGAAGTAGTTTTCTACTTCACGGGGACTTTCTGCTCTTCAATTCTTATAAGTACACACAACGAGAATTATGCGTATATTACGCTCTAGCTTCTCTTAGAAGTTATACGGATTATGTCGCATATAACAAACTAACACTAGATCCGCTGCATTGTCCAGTAGATTTAGATGAAATTAACGATAATAGGCTACTCATAGTACTACCGGACGAAATAACGTTCATCTATGAAGAAGTCACACTGGAGACTATACACTAATGGCACTATCATTTAACAAACAAACTGGCGGAGCCCAGAAATCATCAATCTCATCCTTTCAGTATAAAGACGGCGATAACAAAATGCGTATCGTTGGCGACATTCTTGCTCGCTATGTTTACTGGATTACTGGTGAGAATGGTAAAAACATCCCCATGGAATGCCTATCTTTCGATAGAAATTCCGAGCGATTTAACAACGTAGAGAAGGATTGGGTACGAGAGTACTACCCCGACCTAAAATGTGGCTGGAGTTATGCAACTCAGTGCATTGACAACGGAGAGATTAAAGTAGTAAACCTTAAAAAGAAGTTGTGGGAGCAGATTATTACTGCTGCTGAAGACTTGGGTGACCCTACGGATCCTGAAACTGGCTGGGACATTTGTTTCAAGCGAGTAAAGACTGGACCTCTTCCTTACAATGTAGAGTATCAACTACAGGCACTCAAGTGTAAGCCTCGTGCGCTTACTGAAGACGAGTTGACAGCTATTGCTGAACTGAAATCTATGGACGACGTTATGTCTCGTCCTACTCCAGATGCTCAAAAAGAGTTGTTGGATAGAGTTCGTAACCACGGCGAAGAGACTGACGACGAAGCATTAGACGCGGAGTTTAATGTAGGATGATTCTCTTCACGGCTGACTGGCACATTAAGCTGGGACAAAAGAACGTACCAGTAAAGTGGGCTACAAACCGTTATCAAATGTTCTTTCAACAGATATATGAACTGGAGAAAGACTGTGCTATGCATATTATCGGA